ATCATCCATTTCTATGTATTCACCGCTGCGACCTTCAATGTCCAAATCCGCTACATCACCTGATGTAGTAACTGTGATTTGCTTTTGCAAAACGAACGTGCCAAACTGCGCCCATCCATAGTAAATACTTGTAGGATCACCATCACGATAACCACCACCTATGTGAATACCCGGTAGGTTAGTCGTAACATTTTTACCTAACAAATTGCTACCTTGTACATCCTTTGTCAAGGTCAAATCAGTACCAACCGCAAGCATATCCTTATTGCCCGATTCAATAGCAACCTCCTCGCCTGTGATGACAGAATCCAGTATGTTAGCGTTGCGTGTTCCTGCCTTGCTACTGCGTGGTGCGGGGTTAGTACTGCTTCCCGATGTAGGTGAATTCGGTCTTTCGCCATTGGGAATGTTTGCCCAACAAACAGCATTTACCTCATCCCAATCATAGCCATAACGGGTACAGCAATCTTGAGTAGGTGAGGCTGGGTCACCATTAGCATCGACAAAAACAACCTCGCCATTGACGCTAACAGATGATGGCGTACTTGCGCAATCTTCAGCATCTTCCAAGAACTTAATGAGTTTAACCGATGTGCTTTCATATATGCCCACCTTATAGTCGTTAATCTCAAGGATGCGCCAATAGCTATCATTTATCCATATCTTATCTGCAAAACTGAAGGTGAGAATATCTTTTAGATCAAGTGCAAAGGATGCCTCTAAGATGCGTGCCTCAGGTGAGTATAACGCATTCATGTATGCACGCCAATACAGATTGAACAGGTTATTGTATGGGCTTGTGACGATAGGGTGCGGTGGTACTTCAGGTGCCCAGTTCAAATCGAAGTCATCAAGCTCCGCTGCAATCACACTGTAATTATTCAGCACCGGCACACTGGTTAGTTGAGGTGCAAAAATATCCTCATCAAACAACTCTATTTGGTATGCACCCGCTTCGTATAAACAACGGCTACCCTGTGCGATGTACTGCAATGATTCATTGATGAACATAGGCATCACGTAACCGCTGCCATTAACCACGCCCGATGGCGTGCTTTGTGTGGTGAGTTGTATCTTTTGGTCACCTGTAATGAAGTCACTTGGTGCTGTATCAGGATTGACCGTATAACCTACCGCCTCGTAATCACCATACACACGATTCACGTTCTTGTATTGCTTGTTTAGAATATCCTCACCCGCCGTGTAGGTAAACATAAACTTGGACTTTTGAAGTTCAACCGTGCTATACATCACGCTGTCTTTGGAGATATCAAGCTTCTTTGTCCAGTCGAGTGTAGCACCACTTCCGAAATAGCTATTCTGTGGGACTACAACTATCTTAAGCGGGTTAGTTCTATCGGGAATGATAGCGCAATTGTGCATCTTCAGCACATCGTTCACAAAGTCAATCTGCTTAACATCTGGCGCATTGAGTGGGTATGAAATCGTTTGTGAGTAGTTAAGGTTTGCCACTGCCAAACTAATTGAACTACCCGCATCAAAGGTGGCGTTACCTGTACCCTGCTTGTATGATACCCATCGCACCGTATCACCCGCATCTAACAACAATGAATCACTAAAGTTCCAGCTGGTTACTCCCGCCGTAAAGTTTACATCAATGATATTGTAAACCTCCGTACCATTACGAATCGCTTGTATAAACACACGTGCACTCGGTGCGGTTACGTTTACAAAAAGACTGAAGTTAAAAAAGTAAACACCATATGCCGGGGCTGTGTATGTATATGTTGCAGGGTTGTAATCTCCGTTGTTATCGAACACCTCGTTGTTCATGGCTAAGATACCCATGGCAATCGATGCACTATTGGTTGCCCTAAATGCAAATGCCCCTGTTGTGTCACTACCAATTAGGAAGCGTGAATTACACCATGGCATCCAGTAGTTACTCATGATGTTCTCAAGTGATCCTGCTTCAAGTTCAAACCCGGCATCTGCAACGATGTTGCTAAACAGATACCACCAATTGAGTGCTGGTGTAAGGTCAGCAGGGAATGCGGGATTGGTGCTGTCGAGCAATGGCCTTGTATTCGCTTCTTCATTCTCACTCCATAGCTGCCCCCTGTCAAGTATCGTCCAAATGCGATTTGTGAGTGGCGTTGTTACAAGGTCATAACCTATCACTTCATTATTGGTAGGCAGGTCAACAATATCCTTTAGCTTCTTCTCGCCTATCTTCTTTACAAGGTCAGGCGTTTCAGCATAGAACGCAAGCTCGACCTCGTTAATCTTACCCTGTTGCTTGTACACCTTACGCACTCGGATGTAACCCGATGCAATGGGTAGCGTATCAACACGAATCTCAGCGGGTAGTTTGTAGTGAAAGAAGTTAGCCGCACCCGCATCTACGTTCACATCAAACAATGCACCCAGTGCGCTTTGATTACGTGTGCTGAATGGTACTCTAAACTCACGGCTAAACGCACCCAACGATTGAAAGTTGTTGAGGTCAGTAAATCTCCAATTCTGCGAGATACTTTCGTTCTCGAATAAATCTAAGTACACATCCGTAGTCGATGGAATCGCTTCCATGTAATTAAAGTTTGGCAAGTCAGCACCGCCAACATTAAAGTTCCAAGGAAATGTTGTAAATATTTGAGTATTATTTGCACTGACGTACGATAATGCAGGGTTATTAATATCTACGCCACTGATATAATACGTACCTAAATCACCAAAGGTTAAACTTTGTATTTGCACATAACCACCCACATAGGCACTCATATCATTTGGATAACTAAAAACCTGTTGCGGATTTACGCTATCGTTGATTACTCCCGATTCGGTGGCAGTGACAATACCACTTGGGGCTGTGCCTGCTACCTTGACTATTAGTTGTACCTCTCCGTTCATGTTAAGTCCAGTATTCGTTTGCGATTCTAAATTTGACTGTCACGTTGTATAGCTTACCATCCCTTGTCTTCTTTTCAACGTAGCTTGTATCGTCCATGTTGACAGGTATCTCGATAGGCTTGCCTTGGTCTTCTGATAACCATGTGACCTGATTGCTTACCATGAGCGAACGAAGCAATGTGAACTCTCCCTCACTAATATAATCACTCGTTGCGGTTATGACCTGCTCAACAAGATTGCGCCTGTCTGTTTTGCCACGATCGTTAGTGCTAAACACTGAAGTGCTACCATTAAATAGTACTTGCTTGTATTGCTTGCGCTGTATCTCGTTAGTCTTTTCTGACTTCTTTATGAAGTTGAAGTAGTCCCAACCGCCACGGCTATTAACCCAACCTAAACGTATGTTGTCCCACCAGCAATCTGACTGACCGTATGCCTTTGCATTGTAGAACACATAAGATTCACTCACTTGCCCATTGACAGCATTACGCACCACAACCTGATAGTAACGCCAATTAGGAAACAGCGAAGGCTTTACCGTAAGTCCTGTCCAATCGTTAAGGTTAGCAGGGTAAACAGGCAAAGCCTCAATATCGTAGTTGTTGAGTGTTATACTTTGTGATGTTGGTACACCTGCGCTGGATAGTATCTGAATAAGAATATTATCCGCTGCGTTGTTGCTTAGATAGGTATTGTTACCCGGTACGCATAACACGCCGTAGTCAGATTCAAAGACAGGAATCATGACGTTGTTATTGTTACTACCGAAGGTGTAAATCATAGGCCAGTTGTTTGTACCTACGATGCGGTCACTCATTGCATACGATGTGGTATTAGTCAAGGAATACTTGACACTTGAGTTGCCACTTGTGGGCGATGGTTTGTAACCGTCCTTTACTTGATAGTAGCCATTGATTATAATGGATTCCTCGCCTTGCACCTCACTACCTTCGGCTTGCGTTAGTATTCCATTTACTATCCAGTACTCACTTAGTGTGAAGTCCATTGTGATTTTACTCAAATCGCTTATGGTATTATCCGTACTCAAGTGGTAGTTGAGTGGTTCACTATTGCGCATATCATTGACCAATGATTGCACATCGAAATAGAGGCGTGTATCAGGTGCGGCAGCTACGTAGAACGTATAGGGTGTGCCGTTTAACAACACCTCAACACCATAGCGAAAACCCGGCTGTGCTGTTTCATCACTCGTTGCAATGATCATTAGCTTTTGCCCACGTACCGCCCAAGGGTAGGGCTGGTCATTGATTGTAATTGCCATTTATCTTTTGTTTAATAAGAACCTTTGTTCAACTCCTTTTACATATGCAGTAATTAGCTGCTCTTTATATTCATCCCACGTGTCATTAACCGCATCTTGGTAGTAGTTGATGCCTTCAATACCATTCTTGCCAATGCTTTTAGCTATGGCAAATGCAGCACTCTTTATGTTGCTTTCAGTTGCTTTGATAAATTCGCCTTGTCTATTGCGAAGCTTCAGCGGTTTCAATTTTATCCAGTCCTCGATTGCTTTCACGGGCGGCATCTTTGCACCGGGTCTTCTACCATCTTCAATTACATCCGCATACTTACCCGCCGTACCTGATACGGTGAAATCAATAGTAGGTTTGTTGTAACGGAACTTTAACTTGTACACAAGCGAGTTGAGCAAGTTGCCCGATGCAACACGATTCACGACCTTACCACGCACCCTACGCTTAATGCGCAGGTTCGACTTAGCACGCTCCACTACTGCGGCAGCATACTCGTTTAGTAGGTCTTCGAATTCGTTTGCCATTACAATACCTCCTCCCATTCAATGATTGAACCCGCAAGTACGGTAAGACCACCAATAGACGCACAACGATAGCGCACTATTACAGTACCATTAGCACTGGGTTTTATTATTCCATCCGCTGTACTCACACCACTTACCGCCGCTGCTGTTGAGTTTGGGTTGTTGTATGTAGTTTGGTTGCTTACCAAGTTACCCGTTGAGGTAGCCGCCGATGTAAATCGATAGCGGTTAAATGTTACAGCAGGGCCATTAATTGATAATTGAATGTTTGCGCTATTGGTATAGCCCAATGTTGCACGCCACTTGTAAGTCTTACCCGCTGTCACAGCAAAGCTTAACCCAGTCACATCTTCATAACCTGTCGAAGTTGCGTTGGTTATATCAGCACCAAGTACCGCTGTATTAAATCCAAGGTCACTCTTTAACGATGCAAGCGAAAGTGCGCTTACTGTGTTATCTGCATTGATGCGTAAGTAGCGAACCGCACTTGGATTTGTCAGCGTCGCAAGGTTAGTACCCACCGTAGTTAGTCCGATGCTATTCTGTTTGCCATTGAATGTAGACCAGTCCGCACTACTTAATGCTCCACGATTCGACGCACTGGCAGTAGGCAAGTTGAACGTGTGTGTTGCTGATGCGCTATTGATAGCAAAGTCTGTCCCGGCTGTACCTACTGCGAAATTCTGCGTGCTTTCAGTTAAGCCATTCAAAGAACTAATTCCGATTGCGTAGGTAGTATGCACTTCACCAATCTTGTTACTTTCTGTATATAGAGTAACCGTCTTACCATTGGTGTTTTGAATATCAAACTCTATGTGTACTCGGTCGGTTGCTGCTGTGACTGTATTAGGAACTGATATGCTGAACGTATACAAATCAGGCACGTTGCCATTTGTGATTTGTTCAAGTGGTGAAGTGGCAATTAATGTAAACGTGCTGCCGTTGTAGGTATAAAGCTTGGCAACTATTTCAGCGTTATTAGACCCACCTCCCGTTTCACTCAAGTAAACATCAATAGTCCAAACGCCCGAAGGAATAAGAACGTGGTTTGGTTGGTTTACATCGGTAATGAATCGAGCAATTGCGCCCGTTGTTGCACGTGTGAAGTTAGCAGCCGGGCCTGTATTAGCCGCTGTGCCTAATTCGTAATAATTATTGCCGCCAATAGTACCTTGCGAAATATTACCATTGAAGTACAATACCTGCCCACCGCCACCACCCGTTGAAGGCAATGTGCGAAGTGCGCCCGTTCCATCGATGTATTGATCACTTGAACCATTAGCCGCAACCGCAAGCGTGCCTGAAGTTGTTACAGGTGAACCACTAACTGAAAATGCAGCGTTGGTTGGTGCAGGCATTGAAAGTCCTACTGAAGTAACCGTGCCGCCCGTTGCGGGTGTAGTATTAACCCATTCCGTTCCGTTGTAAGATAGCACCTGCCCGTTCGATGGTGTGGGTGCATTAACATCCGTTAAGCTGTCCAGCGTGGTAGGGATAGTTGGTTTGTTCAGTATCTGAGCAACGCCACTCACAGCATTCCAATCACTGTTGACTTGAGCAGCCGGGATGGTTGGCTTGTTTAGAATTTGCGCAACACCACTTACTGCATTCCAATCTGAGTTGACCTGTGCCGCTGGAATAGTGGGGAAGGTTTGCAACGCACCCGCACCTGTGATATACTGCGATGCATTACCCGCAGCAGTAAGTGCCAAAGTTCCCGATGTGGTAACAGGTGACCCGCTAACATTGAACGCAGCAGGTGCTGTAAGTGCAACACTTGTAACCGTACCCGAACCACCTCCACCACCACCTGTTGAATCGATAGTAACACTACCATCCCCGTTATCGGTTAGCGTGATGTTTGTTCCTGCAACAAGGTCGAGTTCACTTTGAACTACGTTGTTCACGTTGTTTACTTGAAGAAGCAAACCAATGGGCGAACCACTGCCGCCCGTGCTTTCACCACCTACTGCCCACACCGCAGGAATATCACACGCACTCCAGTCCCATGGCACTTCAAGCTTGATAGTAAAGGCAACACCCGTGACCGTGTTTTTTTGTTCTTCCATGAATGGTTCGAATACAACATCACCTATCATTTGAACATTGAAGCCAAACAACACAAGGCCGTTGGTGATTTCAGCTATGAGGTCTTGACCTAACCGCACGCAATCGCTAATCACCTCACGCTGGTATTCCGCTTTCGTTTCCTTGTCACGTGGTATATCCGCAAACATGATATGAAAGCCGAACTGCATTGCACCTTTGGTAGGTTCAATAGTGTCGGGTGTTACGTGCATGAACGGGTACTGGTCATCGTTCAACTGATCGCTAAGGTCAATCTGTCCATGCGTGAAGCGTTTGATAAGTAGATGCCCGGCAGCAAATGCCTCGAAGCGGTTTATCAGAACGTTGTAACTATAATTATAAGTGCTCATTATCTGTTGCGTTTTCTCATTTCTACCTTTTGTGTGTACACGTAATCTGCTAAGTAAGTCAGATGCGTAAACACTTCGAATGCATTGCGCTCTGTCACTGCGTCAAACTTTGTTATATCTCTATCTGCAAGGCTTTCGATGATATGGAACCAACCATATGCAGCTAAACCTTCAGGCGTTGTCACTTCATCTCCTTCACTATCTCCGTTATCTCCCTTGCCAAATATTCGAGGGAACTGTTGTACAGCTCGATTTCTAAACTCGAAAAAAAAAGCAGTACATTGAGTACATGGTCAAGGGTAAGCTCCTTTATTGCATCGGAATACTTGCGCTTTGCATCGGTCTTGTAAGGTTCAATATCGTAGTACTGCCCAAACTTCGCCTTAACGGGTCGGTAGAGTATGCACATCAGTTTGTGTGCAGCCTCGCCGTTGATGATGCCATCTTTGTATAGATTAGCACATGCGCTGTCTAAGTCTACGTACTCACCAAACGTCATCTCTTGCAGGTTAGGAATAAACCCTAACTCGATTGCACCGACACGCACCTTGCGTTCAAAGTCGCTGCCGCCTAATTTAATTGCTGCCTCAAAGCGCATGATGATTTCATCAATGATGGGCATCTGAAGTAGCTTGATGCTTTCGCTGCTTTTGCCCGTGATGATACGCACCTGCTCAACCTTATCGACCGCATTTTGGTAGTCGATGTACTTGCCAAGTGTTACACCCTTTGCATTCGCTGCTATGCTGAACTTAATTTTCATGTTCTATTGTATTGTAGTTTTTGCTTCCTTTTTGTTACAAGTCTGAGTGCACCTGAATAATAACGGGTGCTTTCTCATCACCTGCGTGCGTGACACGTGCCTGCTTTGGTTTGAAGTATTCGAGCAGCGCAGTGTAGTGTTTGATGTATTCCTCATCCTCCATATCGTTCATGATGCGCATGCATTTGGCTGCGCCTTCCTGCACAAACCACTCGCCTAACTCATTCCACATTTTAACTTTGTCGCTTACGGCACCAACGGGTCTTCCGTTTGGGTTGCCTGATACTCCTTTTTCAAATGGCATGTTGTAAAGATTTGTTTATAACAATCACTTCTTATCGTATTGGACGATGCACACCGCAATACGTTGCTGGCTATCCGGGTATTCTGCTTTCGTCTTTGCATCACTCATGCAGCGTGCGATGAATGCGCTCTTTGATTCGTCTGATGTTGGTGTGGGTAATGGCATGGTATTATTTATTTGGTTTCTATTTTTCCAAGTTGTCTTCTGAACTCTGTGATAAGGTCACGTATGCACGATGCACATCCTGATGGCTTCTCATGCTTACCTGTAACCTTGCTAAACCAATAGTACAAAAGTTTCAAGTCTTCCGTTTCAATCTTATTCGCCTTATGGATGCGGTGAATAAACTCATCCAGTGCCGCAATCTCGTTTTGCTTCCAGTCAAGTGCAAACCATTTGTGTGCGGGGCATGATGTAAAACGAAACTTCACCTTCAATGGCATGAAGCAACCGCAAAGCTTTATCTTTTCCTTGTAGTAGGTTACGCTGTTTTCTTCAGGATCTACCTCTTTGCCTGCACCGGCTATAAGCGTGCCGCATGATGAAGTTGATTCGACAAAGAACTTACATTTTTTGCAAGTGTTCAGCCTCTCTCGCTGTATGTGCAATGGCACGTTGAAGTTTAACATATTCTCTGATTCTTTTTAATGCTCTGTGTATTGATTGCCGCAAGTAGTTGTATGGTATACCCGTTTCCCTGCTTAGTTCTTTGTAGTCGAAATCGGGTTTGCTGTAAAGACGAAGCAAGATGCTGTCGTATTCACTAAGTCTACCTATTGCGCTGTACAAATATTCACCATCTATGAATGCACCTATCCACGTTTCATCTTGTTTGCGGTCTTCAACCTGCTTTTCTATGTGCAGCTCGTAGTACTTGCGGTACTTTACTGCGTAGTCGCTGCGGTTGCTGTGCCATGATAACCACAATGCACGGTTTACATATTGCTCAATCTTACCACCGCACACAATATCGATTACATCCTGTTCTGGTCTATCCATTAGCCGGGCAAGTACCTCGTGTAGGAGATCACTTGCCTTTGTTTTGTCGTGAGTTAGCCCCGTAGCCTTGTTAAGCCATTCGCCGTAATGCTTTGATATGTGGCTACTTACGCAGGAATTCAAAAATAAATGTTAAATTTTGGTGTAAAAAGTTGCACACATGGAAAACAGGTGTATATTTGTACACGTCAAAGGTAATCAATCTAAAACAAAAACAATATGTCAGGAATCACAAGTTACAAATGCCTTCACTGCGACTGGAGGGAGTACTATTACAACGAGGTAATGGATGCAGCTAAAGTATTATCAGATGCATACAACGTAAAAGAGAATGAAGAAACGTGTTGGGAAGACTTCATTGACGATGCAATCGAAGAACTATCTACCAACAAGAACGTTCACATCGAATGTGACTACTGCCACGACCACAACGACTAATTATTAATCTTTAAAATCAAATACAATGAGCACAATTGAAATCATCCACGAGGAAACAAAGCAGGTTGGCAAGACCGAAATAAAATTGCCATTCTATTACGCAGCAGGTAAGTTCAGTAAGCACTACTGCTGCTTCACTGAAGAAGGTAAGTTGGTGCAAGTGTTCTACAACACCGTTGGTGTGAACATGGACACATACCAGTATGACCTTGAGGATATCGGGCGCAGGATTCAAAAAGATATGCTCGATGATCTATACACACCTATCGAGGAATCAGTGTTCCAACACCACTTTAGCAATGCACATCGTGAGATGTTCTACGCACTCAATCACCAACTAAGACCGAAGGCATGAGAAAACAGAATCAACTGAATGGGTTGATTGCACGCACGGTGGGGAGCAAGGCCGCTCTCCTTCGTGCCATGCAAAGAAGCAACACACCAATAGTCAAGAAGACCTTGCACAACTGGTGTGCCGACCCGGGCAGCATTAAGCTACGACAGCTAATAAATCTTAGTCAAGTAATGCAGCTGCCACTATGCGAAATAATCAATTCAATAACTACTAAAAACGAAGGAGATGAATAGAACAAGAAGGGAACAACTACCCACACGCAGCGATATCCTGCACATCATTAAGCGTTGGGATAAAGTACCATTTCAGGCATTGCGCATGGAACTAAACGTAAGTACTGCGAAGCTAATGAAGTGGTCAAAGCTAATCTTTGACAATAACAGCAAGGAGCAACGATGGAAAGAGATTGAGGACAATCTTAATCAGATGGAAATGGTTGACTCGTTTGAGCCTAACATGGCAAGTGAGTACGATATCCACGATGTGCATAGTGTGTACGGCAAGAACTTCTACGTCATTAAGCGCAAGCTTGTGAACGAAAGCAGACAGTGTTACATGGTAACACTCAACCATTCATTCAACTATCTTGTGCGGTTTGATATTCCAGTGCTAAAACACACGATTGAATTCTGCCCCGTGTCGGTTGGATGTGATTACCAGGTACACCCCGTTGGGCAGTGGGAGTTTATGCAGCTGCAACACGATGTACCCGTGGTGGATATTGTTGCCGATGATCAATACGTAGGTGCATTTTGGTTAGCTATGAGTAATATGTTACAGGAGGCAGCGCATGAAGCATGAAGAAAGTAAGACACAGCAACGATGTGTAGAATGGTTTCGCTATTCGTTTCCACGCACATTGATTGCTTCCTTTCCTAACGGGGTATTCATCGGAGGTACTCCAGTGCAACGGGCTAAACGTTGGAACATATTGAAAGCAGAAGGAGCCATGCCCGGCATGCCCGATTTGATGATATGCATACCATCAGGTTCATTCCATGCGCTGTTCATCGAGATGAAAACCGAAAAGGGTAAACTTTCAGACACGCAGAAAATCGTTCACGCACAGCTTATCAACGCAGGATATTGCGTGAAAGTGTGCAGGTCATTTGAAGAATTCACACAAACCATAAAAAGCTATTTAGAGAAATGAGCAAGACCAAAGAGAAATACATGAATGCAATGCTGTTTGCATGTGGGCAACCCGAATTTCAATCACGGGAATTTGCCAAAGCATTCCGCATTAGTCACAATGTAATCACAGCCATGCACGAACTGGGTTTGATTCAGAAGGTAGGCAATGGAAAGTACTGTTGGGTTGTTAGGCGTGAGCCTTTAGCATCCGATGTGGTGGCTATTCGCAAGCGATTGACTGCGTACAATGCAGCCGCAAGGCAAAGCAATGGACAGCTGAAGCTTACACCTATACGCAAAGCCCCGGTATCGACACCTGAACCCATAGTGAAAGAAGCAGAATGCGACACAAGCAACAGCAAGATGCTATTGATACTTGCCGCAGGTGCGCTCATCGGGTTTATGATCGCAACAATTATTTGGAAGTAGAGATAGTTTGACTATCTTTGCAATGCGTACCCTATGAAAAATATTTTAAATCCCACCATTACCGCATTGCCATAAGCTATTCAGCTGAGGGTACGCCTTTGTGTGTAGTGGTGGGTATTTAGTTTTATGTTACAAAACAATACTGGTGTTTCTTTCTTTAACCCGTGGGGTGATGAAGAACGCTGTTTGATTTCTCATATCACAGAAGATGATAAGTTATTCATTCATTTGATACGCTATTATGATGATAACATGCGTGCGATATCTATTACATTAGATGCAAAGCAAGTCGAAAAACTTTATGCGTTGCTTAATTCATACCATGACCATTTAAAAATACAACATGAAAACGAACGGTTATGACCTTTCCCGGAAGTGGTTTGATTTTGCCTTTGAACATTCAGAGGTGAAGTGCCAGCATACTGCTTTGTTTATGTGGATCATTGAACTAAACAACCGTCTTGGATGGAAGGAGCAGTTTGGAATACCAACCAACGCAACCATGGAAGGTTTGCACATTGGTAACAAGCGTACTTATTTGGATGCACTTAGCGATTTAGCCAAATGGAATTTCATTCAAATCATAAGTGAATCTAAGAACCAGTATAGCAGCACAATAATATCAATATGCCGTAGCAAAAAAGCCACAGCATTGCACACGGCATTGGATACGGCATTGATACAGCATAGCAACGGCATTGACCACAGCATTGAACACAGCAGTGCCCCCATAGATAAACAAAGAAACCAAGAAACAAAGAAACCAAGAAACAATAGAGTGGTGTTTACACCACCATCAGAAAATGATATTTATAATTTGATGGGTGAGTTGAATATGAAAACGGGTGCATGGTCAGAATCTAAGATTATAACCGAATCAAAGAACTGCTATGACCACTACACGAGCACCGGGTGGAAAACATCGGGCGGGGCGAAAATTGTTTCGTGGGAATCGACCGTGCGCAAGTGGATGAACAACGCATTTAAATTTGAACAAAATCAAAAATCTAAAATACATGGCAAACAATCAAATTCAACAGCAGACAGCATTGCAAAAGCTAATGCACTTTTCGCCGAAGCAGTCGCTATCAGTAACGCACGCAATGCAGCAAGACAAGATAGCACTACTTCGTAAGCTTGATAGACAAACAACCAAGGTTAAAATTATGCAGCTGGTTACACGCTGTACCCAACTGCTGAACGTACAGAACAACATGAACGCAATGCAGATTGAGTTCTGTGCAGAAAACATCATGGAGCAAATGTGGATGTACAGCCTTGAAGATGTGCAGCTGTGTTTAGATCGTGGTGCTATTGGTGCGTATGGTACGATATACAACCGCATCGACCCGGCAACAGTACTTGCATGGTTTCCGCTATACGACCAAGAAAGGCAAGTGGTAAGCAAGTCTATCAACGATAGTGAAAAGCAAGCCAACAACATCTACGAAATGTTTCAACACCCGCAGGTTGTGGACGCTATCCAACAGGCAGCGGATAAGTTGAAGATGCAGGAAGCTCCAGTGCAGGAAGCAAAGCGCAGCAATCCACCGCAGATTGAGATTGCATTGATGCGTGAGTACGATGACTTGCCAGCGTGGGACAATGACCTGCGCTTCCGTGTGTACAAGAACAAGCCGTATCAATTTACTGAGTACAGAAAGGAACGATACAAGGAACTAATCGAAAATCAAAATGAGTACTGAATTCACAGCACGTGCATTTAGCAAAACGGCGTATAAGCAAAACGATTCTAAGGCTAAGAAGCTATTGATTGAGTTTCTTAAAGCGAATGGGCATGTAATCAAAAACGCTAGTGAGAACTTCAATCATGACCTCGTATCTGCTAAGGATAGTCATTTGTTTTTTTGGGAGGTTGAAATTAAGATAGGATATAAGTTCACTGATATTGATTCATATCAATTTAGCACCGTGTCATTCTTGGGTAGAAAGAAACGATTGCACCACATCAAACCTTTCTTCTATGTGATCATATGCAAAGAAACAAAGCATGCCCTGATGTGTCATTCAACCGATATATTTTTGGATGAGTACCGGGAAGAGATAACCGTTAACACAGCGGAACGCAATGGCAACGATGAAGTGTACCATGTACCAAAAACCAAATGTAAATTTTTTAACTTGAATCTATAACATGGCTAAACAATACGATCAACACAAGGAAATCGAGCTTCTACGCAAGTTGTTTATACTAACAGCTAAGCGCAGCATGCGCCCTGCCATGAGCGATAATATCGCAATGCGCCTTATCTTTGAAGAGTTGTATCTACTAACTGACAAAGATGAATATAAGCTATGACAATAGGTGAGTTGTGGGATAAGCTTGCGCAGTACCCGGATGATGTAGAAGTGTACGTTGGCTTTGTCAACGGGCATAGCATCGACCACGAATGGTTTGAAGTAGTGGAAACAACAGACTTTAACGGCAAGACCACAATCAGTTTAATGGTAGACGATATAGCAATAATCAACAATTAATACAATGAGTAACTATCAAATGCAAGAGGGTCAGTTCACCCTATTCAAGAACAACAACGTGGCTAACAACGGGCCGCAGTACACTGGTGAAATCATGGTCAATGGAAAGAAGATGCGACTTGCTGCGTGGGTGAAGGAAGGCAAGAGCGGCAAGTTCTTTTCAGGCAAGATGTCCGAGCCATTGGTTAAGCGTGAAGAAGTGGACGATTCACAAGGCACAGGCGATTTGCCTTTCTAATGATTGAGTACCTACCGAAACAAAAAGAAGCATTGCGTGTGCTGGGTAATTCACACCCGGCACGTGTGGTGCTATTCGGAGGTGCAGCAGGCGGGAGCAAGTCATTCATCGGATGTGCATGGCAAATAAGCCGCAGGTTCAAGTATCCCGGCACAAGAGGTCTGATAGGTCGAAGCAAGTTGGACACGTTAAAGAAGACCACGCTCAAGACCTTCTTTGAGGTAGCACACATGTTAGGGTTAGCACCTAATGAACACTACACCATCAACAATCAAACAAACGTAATCACATTCAGCAATGGCAGCGAGATAATACTCAAAGACTTGTTTGCCTATCCAAGTGATCCCGAATTTCATGCGCTCGGAGGTTTGGAGTTGACTGATGCGTACGTAGATGAAAGCGCACAGGTATCAAAGAGGGCAATTGATATACTCCAGTCACGTATTCGTTTCAAGCTTACGCAGTACGACCTTAAACCAAAGATGCTGCTTACATGCAACCCTTCAAAAGGATGGTTATACAACGAGTTCTATTCACCATTCAAAGCAGATAATTTGCCGCAGCACCTTGCATTCATACCATCACTACCTACCGACAATCCACACTTGCCCGAATCATATTTGGAAACGCTGCGCATGTTGCCCGAAGTGGATAGAAGACGTCTACTGGATGGAGATTGGGAGTATGATGAGTCCGTAGATAACCTTTACCAATACGATGACCTCATGCGCTGCTTCCGGGATGAAGAAAGCAAAGGAGAAAAGTACATCAGTGCAGATATTGCACGCCTTGGAAAAGACCGTAGTGTGATATGCGTATGGCATGGATTGCATTTGATGGAGATTCACGAGCTGCGCAAGCAACCAATTACAACAGTTGTTTCTACCATACGCCAGTTATGCGATAGGCATAGCATCAAATTATCCAACGTAATCTGTGATGAAGATGGTGTAGGTGGTGGTGTGGTAGATAGCCTGAAGTGTCGAGGCTTCCTCAATGGTGGGCGTGCTAAGCAAGCAGATAGATACACCAACCAAAAGGCAGAGTGTTATTTCAAGCTTGCAGAATTAATCGAGCAGAATAAAGTAATCTTTAAAGTTAATCAGTTCCGGGATGTGATAGTGCAGGAGTTGGATATGATACGCCGTAGGCAACCAGAAGCCGATGGCAAACTTGCTGTGATAAGCAAGGAAGAAATAGCACGCATGCACGGCAAGTCACCTGACTACGCTGATGCCATCATGATGCGCATGTACTTCGAACTATTCCCAAACTACGGCAGCTATTCGTGGGCGTGACCCTTCAATTTTAACAATTTTTAACAGGGCATGTGTAAGTATTTATACTATCATTGCACCACAAATAACAAAAAAACTTAAAGTATGAAAGCAAGCAAAGTAATCAAGTACATCGTATGGGCAGTGGTAATTTTCGCAGTACTCAACTACTGCCAAGAACTCAACGATTGTTTAGCCAAGTATTAATCCTAAATCAATAACAACATGAACAGTTTTCACAAAGACAATTTGGAAGCATTGCAGAAGTTTCAGCAAATGCTCAACGCAGCACCTGATAAGGACGGCATTGAAAAGACACCCGATGGTAAAGCGGTCACACTGGTAGTTAGTCACGTAGAAACTACACTGGATGAAATGTTCTTCGGCCATTGGAGAACAGAGAATTTCAAGTGGGAGCGTATGGCTAACGAGGTGGTGGGTTCACTTGACCTTGTAGTGATCCATCCGATTACCGGGTATGAGTTACGCCGTACGGGTGCAGGTTCAATCGTCATCATGGTGGACAAAGTACCCAGTGCATTAGCAGCTGACCCCGTAGAACGCAATAGATGGGCATTGAACGCAGATAACAAAAAGCCTAACGCATTAGACCTTGCCTTTCCTAAACTCAAAACAGAGTGCCTTAAAAACGCTGCTGTGTCATTTGGTAAGTTGTTAGGCCGTGACCTTAACCGCAAGAACGCAGATGTGTACAAGCCATTCAAGTTGAAAGGCTCATTGAACTCATCGAATAAGGATGTGCAATATTTGCACGAGCTTATTGAGAAAGCGCAAAGCCTTGACGATTTGGATATCATCTTGCAGGCATGCCCGCAGGAATTCTTTGCCGATATCGAAAAGTTAGCAAATGTTAAAAAGCAACAACTGAGTGGATTGTTGTAGTATCTTCGAACCATCAAATAACAAAACAAATGGAACAAACTTTATTTAGAGCATCGCAGCTGGGAAAGCTAATGACCGATGCACGCACAAAGACAGGACTATCTGAAACCTGCAAAAGCGCACTGCTGGAAATCTACATCCAACAGAAGTACAAGCGTTACAAAGACATCAGCAACAAGTACATTGAGAAAGGTGTAGCAGTTGAGAATGACTCAATCGATATGTGGCGCAGAGAACGCAAGCAAATAGTATTCAAGAACGAGCAGATGTTCACCAATGACTACATCAAAGGCACGCCTGATTTGCTCATCAAAGATGGTGGCGTTGTGGTGAACGTCCCGGATATTAAATCGTCATGGGACATCCACACCTTTATCGATGCAAAGGCTAACGACCTTAGCAAAGACTACTACTGGCAAGGTCAAGCGTACATGTGGCTAACGGGCGCAACTACCGCAACGTTCTGCTTCGTGCTTGTGAACGCACCGCTGCAAATGATAGACGATGAAAAGTACCGTCTTGCACGCAGGATGAACCTTATTGATCCACAAGGCAACGATGAATTCATTAAGAAGGCACAGCGCATTGAAAAGAATATGATTTACGATATGGCTACCTTTCTTGCAGAAAATCCACACGCTAACCTTGAAAGTGATTTGGCGAATTGGGAATATGATATACCAGTGCAGGAACGCATCCACGAAAAGGTCGTGGAGTTTGATGCCGATGCAATCGCAAAGCTTCAGGAGCGTGTACCTATGTGGCGTGAATATCTTAATACTTTAGCACTATGAAAGCAAAAGACAAAGCATGGCAACTGTACTCGAACTATTTTGATATAGTCGAGGGTGAAGCGCAGGAAGGGCAACTGGGTGCGGTGCATATCAAAGCTATCAACTGCGCACTTTACTGCGTGGATGAAGCCATAACGAATGCACCTACCGACATCATGCAGGACTTCGAAGGAACCGGGGAATACTATTCCGTCAAAGCCTACTACCACCACGTTAAAAACGAAATACTCAAACTCAATGCACAAAAGAAAGTTACTACCGCTTGAGGATCTACGGCAGGAACGTTTGGTTTTGCTCAACATGTTTACCAATTGCAAAACACGATACATGAAAGATAACCTGCGTCACAAAATCAAAGCCGTAAACAAAGACCTATTCACCATAACCAAAGACACAAAGTACTTATGACACAAGAGAAAAAAGAAACAGCAATCCGTAGACTGCATTTAGCCTTAAAGAAACGTTTTAAAGGTCAAGCCATACACATGCCTTGGTCTGAGATGGAAGGCTTCTTAAACGCAGCGCAAACGATTGAAATGAACCACATCCATGATGCCTACAACGATGGGTATAAAGATGGCGAAAGTGGACAACCTAACCGCACACAGATAGAACATGGACAAGATTAGGCGTGTGCTAACACTGATGGTTCAGATGCAACAACGTGACATGCCCGTGCATGTGATAGCCAAAGAACTAATGGTAACCGAACGCACCGCATACAGGTACTTGCGATTGTTTAAAGACATCGGAATACACGTAGACCAAAACATATACGGTGCATACACCATCCAACCAACAACAATCAAAAAAAGAAAAGCCAAACGAAATGAACAATCATAGTTTTCTTAGAGCACTTTATGAAAAATCACGTGCAAAAAAAGGTCATATTTATTTTTTGAAACAAGACGGTTTAGTTAAAATCAGAATGTCAAAAATTCCTGATGATGCTTTTATACCGGGTAGTAATCCGAAGAGAATAGATTTGGATAAAGTACCACAAGAAGCAAAAATATCAGTAGATCAATATAAGTATGGTAAAACATCTAACCTAAAAAAACGTCTTGACTTTTATCCAAAGTCATATAAACTACTAAAATCATATAAGGTTAATCATTTATCGTTAAGAGAAGAATTAATTAGACAGGATAACGAAATTTCAGACGACAGAGATTTACATGGAAAACATTATAAAGATGAACATGTAGAATTTGATTGCTCTGATATTGTTGAGTTATATGCAACGGGTACTTTTAAATATGACAAAATACATAATCGCATAGAGTTTTATGATAAGGATAATAATTTTATTTTAGACGTACCTGATTATTGTATAATGAATATAATCAAAATGTAATTATGACAGCAACACTAACCTTTGACCTTAGGGAAGACCAGCATGCATTTGATTGCGCTGTGAATGGTAACAAATACCATGATGTGATTTGGGAAACACAACAGCATCTGCGTAGCCTTGAGAAATACCAAGACCTTACTGCTGAACAATACGAGATAGTAGGTAAGATACGTGAATGGTTGGCAAGTGAGTTACTCGATGCCGGGATAGCAGATAAGTTTTGACACGCTACTTAATCCTTAGCAGCGGTCGCATCATTGCTGCACCTTGCGGTAGCCATGCTTCCAAAGAAACCTACCCAGTGCCTCACCTTCAGCATCCACCTTTTCCTCACTCCACTCAGGTTGAATGTGATGAAGATACTCATGGATCAACACAATAAGGTAGCGCATAGGTGGTAGCGTAGGGTCAATCTCAATGACATTGTCGCAGTACAAACCATCCGCACGTTCTCTACCCAACTTGCGATGAATAACTTTTGGATGTGGCTTGCGTTTCATTGTGCTATATTTACAACGGTTTTGTGTTTCTAAACACGTCTTTAAATTGTTTTTATGTTATTTGATTGATTAAAGGCCCTGCAACGGTGGGGCCTTTTTCATTTAACGTATCTTGCCATTCACTATGCGGTAGTTGTTGACTTCAAACTCTCCCGTGTCCATCACACGCACGTGAGCAAATCCGTGGTGGTGTTTGTTGATAGGCATGTAATCGGGGTGCAACTCGCACAGGCACGCCACACTCCAGCACGTTGTTAGCTTTCCATTGATGTTTGGCTCAGTGTGTTCACTTGCCTGGTGATGGTGTCCGCACAATGCGCTGTCCTTTGCACGCAAGAACAAACCACGTGCTATGTTTACAGGACTAAATACCGATGCACCTAACTCATGCCCGTGCAAGATGGTTAACTTACCTGCGTGGATTATCTGCTTATCCGGGATGAACGTAATGTTTAACTCATCGAGCTTCATTAAACTCTCAAATGAAAACTCATTCATGCCCAAAAGGTCGGGTGCATTACGCATGATGTAGTGATCATAACGCACATCGTGGTTACCACACTTGTAATAGATGGCTGCGTTTG